TGATGTACACATCCTGGGCACCTTTAGATACAAGGTCAATCAAAGCAGCTGACATTTTTACTAATAAAGTATATTAAAATTTTCGGGCGATGATTGCATAATGGTCGTATTCCAAGCACTGACTTGGGAGGCACGTGATTCTGAAGATGAAGATACGAAAGAGCACTTGATCAGTATTTTTGGTAAGACTGAAAATGGAAAGTCTGTGTGTGTTACAACAGCTTTCACTCCCTATTTTTTTATTAAGTTACCGGATAATATTAAATCGGCAAAGGTTCAGAGTATTTATGATATTCTTGACAAAACTTGTAAAGATTCCCTGGTTGAGTATTCCCTTATTAAATCTAAGGATGTTTGGGGATTTCAAAATAATGAAGAGTTTGTATTCATGAAACTTAACTTCAAAGACCTTCAAGCAAGAAGACTTGTTGATTCTTTCTTGAGAAAGCCTTTGAATCGTACACCGGAACTTTTCAATATTTTTGGTGTAAATAATGTGAAAGTTTATGAATCAAACCTTGACCCTGTATTGCGCCTGATGCATCGTACTGGAATACAATCAACGGGGTGGATTGATACTGGTGATAAGTGTGTTCGTTCTCATTTGGCTCACGTGGATATTGATCTTTTTTGTAACGACTGGACTACACTTAAACCAGTTGTGAGAGATGATATTGCACCATTTGTCGTGGCTTCGGTAGATATTGAGTGTAACAGTTCTACGGGTAAGTTTCCTGATGCAAACATTCTTGGTGATGCTTGTTTTCAAATTGCAATTTCTCTCTGTAAGTTTGGCTCTGATGAACCATACGATAAGACTTGCCTCTGTTACAAGAAGACTGATTCAAATCTAGAAGGGTGTAACATTTTGAGCTACCCAACTGAAAAGGAAATGTTAGAAGCTTTTCAAAAGTATCTCCACAAAAGGGATGTTGATATTATTACCGGATGGAACATTTTCGGATTTGATATGGAATACATTTACAAACGAGCTCAAATCAATAAGTGTCACTACGACTTTTTCAATCTTGGAAAACTCAAAGACACCAAGTCTGAACTTACAATTAAGAAACTTTCTTCAAGTGCTCTTGGAGATAATCTCCTGAAACTTCTACCAATGTCCGGTCGTTTCATTTTCGATTTATTCCATGAAATCAAGAAGGGTTACAAGCTTGATAGTTATAAATTGGATAATGTATCTAAGTTGTACCTTGGAGATCAAAAGATTGACATGCCACCCAAAGAGATGTTCGCAAGATTTGTTGAAGAAGATCCGGTCAAGCTCAGAGAAGTTGCCGAGTATTGTATCAAGGATACACTACTTCCCCACAGACTTATGAAGAAGCTCTGTACATTGCTAAACTTGGTAGAGATGGCTAAAGCTACATGGGTACCAGTTCCATTCCTTGTTGAGCGTGGTCAGCAAATCAAGGTGTTCTCGCAGCTGACAAAGAAGGCTAGAGAACTGGGCTTCATGGTTCCAACTATTCGCTATGGCGCGATTCCCGAAGAACCATATGAAGGTGCAACAGTTCTTGAAGCACAAAAGGGTGCGTACTATACACCAATTACAGCCCTTGATTTTGAGTCACTGTATCCCAGTATCATGATGGCGCACAACTTATGCTACTCTTCATATGTTATGGATGAAAAGAAGTATGGTGCAGTTCCAGGAATTACCTACGAAACATTCAAGATCGCCGATCGAACATATAAATTTGCACAAGATGTTCCAAGTCTCTTACCCGCTATTCTTCTAGAATTGAAGCAGTTCCGTAAGCAAGCCAAAAAGGATATGGCTGCGGCAACCGGATTCATGAAGGAGGTCTATAACGGTAAGCAGCTCGCCTATAAGATCAGTATGAACTCCGTCTATGGTTTCACTGGAGCTGGTAAAGGCATTCTCCCGTGTGTTCCAATTGCTTCTACTACAACTTCCAAGGGTCGGGCGATGATTGAAGAGACAAAGAACTATGTTGAGAAACACTTCCCCGGTTCAAAGGTAAGGTATGGGGATACTGACTCAGTCATGGTTGAGTTTGATGTAGGTGATCGAAAGGGTGAAGAAGCCATCGCTTACAGCTGGGAAGTTGGTGAGAGAGCCGCGGAAGAATGTAGTGCCCTCTTCAAGAAGCCGAACAACTTGGAACTTGAAAAGGTTTATTGGCCTTATTTCCTCTACAGTAAGAAGCGTTACGCAGCTAAACTTTGGACAAAGGGTAAAGATGGGAACATGCATATGGACTACATTGATGTGAAGGGTCTTCAACTTGTTCGTCGAGACAATACACCACATGTCCGAGAAGTTTGTAAGGAACTCCTTGATGTAGTTCTAACATCAAGTGACCCTGGACCCCCGAAAGAACTTGCCAAGGAAAGAGCCATTGAGCTTTTGTCTGGTGATGTTCCCAACGAAAAACTGGTTTTGAGTCAATCGTTGGCGGACACGTACAAGGTTGCTGGCAAAAATGTGTCTGTGACGAGTTCTGAGAGCGTCAATATCAATCAATCGCATGTTCAAGTTGTTACGAAGATGCGCCAAAGAAAGCCTGGGTCTGAGCCACAATCTGGTGATCGGGTTCCCTATCTTCTCACAAAGACCGAGAATGCCAAAGCCAAAGCGTACGAAAAAGCCGAAGATCCAAAATATGTAGAGGAGCATGGCGTACCTGTTGATTATCACTATTATTTCCTGAATAAGTTCCTAAACCCTGTGTGTGACTTGTTGGATCCACTGTATGAAAATGTGAAAGAGGAAATCTTTGGTGAAATTATCAATCAACACAAACCACCAAAACCAAAGAGAGAACCAGCTTTGAGTACCATGAAGAAAGATGATCTCATTGCCGAATGTAAGCGTCTTGGTTTAGAAGAAACCGGAACCCTTGCCATTCTGAGATCTCGCCTTAAGGAGGCTAGAATGAAAAAGGAAGAATCAGTTGAAGACTTATTTAAAAACTACGAGCAAAGTACTGGTAAGAATGAGTCTCTATGAGAAGATTACAAAACTGGTAGATGAAGAATTGGAGCATCGTGTTAATTCTATTCTGAATGACTATGCCGAAATCCTTTCCAAGAAGCATGGCATTTCACTTGATGTTCTTTTGAGAGATCTACCAGAAACATATACCAGTACCACATGTAAAGGTACAAAAGCCAATGGTCAGAGATGTACATTTAAGGGAATGTATGGTGGTTATTGTTCTAGACACGCAGCCCAAGGTGCTCGTATAAACCAGAATAGATCTATTTCAAGTTCAAGTTTGCATAATCACGGACCCGAAAAAGTTTATGATCCGTGTTGTCCCGGATGTGTCTCGGGGACAGGGCTTAGAGATTTGGGTATCTAATATGGTAATGAGCAAAAACGATATTCTACTAACATCCATCAACAACTTTTACGACAATGAGAAGAATAGAACTACACTATTAACTATATTGGATAAGTCAAGTGGTATTTCTCTCCGAAATTTGGAGTGGTTTATCACAAACTATGCGAAGAAGAATCACACATCATACACGACGGGTGATGGAAAGTTATTCACTGTCCATTGTGCGTACAAGTCAAGTCTCAATGGTTACAGTAAACAATTGTTTGATCCATTTTGTAGATCACAAAAGTTTTCATATGTTGTACCAGGTACATCTCATGAAATTCAAACGACACTCGCTCAATTGAATTTCATCAAATGGTGTATCAAAAATAACATCATTGACTACATTTCGGACAATAGAGATTCTTTGTTTAGTAAGCAACTGACATGAAACCTCTGTCAAACACAAAAGTTTGGTATCCAGTGTAGTACATGTTCAAAGAGAAAGTTTCTGTAGATATATCTATACCAGAATCTGTGTCTAATGTAACTTCTATGTTAGTCTTATCAGATTGTATTTGGCTAAAGTCCAAGTTCCCCGATGGTTCCACATTTATCGGATTCATCGAGAAACTATATGTGTAAATATTCCTAATTGGCCTTGATAACCTCGTGTGATAAGGTACAAGGTACTTGTAGTATTCATGCCCAGTCTTTGACACATTAGGAAGCTTGTTTCCATTTATGTAAAAACTGGCATCTTTCATTACAGGATAAAGTGTTGTGTTTTCACCTTGGAAATCTAAAGTTGCGGAAAAGTTAAACCTGTTTTCATACAGGTAATCACCACCAGATCCAGGGCCTTCAGCGTCATCCTCATTTTCAAATGCTGTATTTCTTATGAACCAATGAATACACTTCACGGGAATATTTGG